CAAGCCTTGACGATGGTCCTGGCAACGATGGTGCTCACACGATTACTGTTCAAGGTTTAGATAATGATTTTAATGAAATTGAAGAAACGATTACTGTAAATGGTGCAGCTTCTACTGCTTCATTCCTAAGAGTTTATAGAGCATTTGTTGCAACCGCTGGGGTGTTAGCGGCAAATGATGGTAATGTTCTTATATCCACCGCAGCGGCTGGAGGCGGTACAGTTCTTGCTGATATTGGCGTTATTGGTAGCGGGACAACTACTGGTTTGGGTCAAACTCAACTTGCACTTTATACAATACCAGCTGGAAAAACTGGTTATCTCACTACTTGGAACATAGGTGTAGCACCAATGAATAATGCTGTCACAGTGACTTTACTAGCAAGAGAACTAGATGGTAGTGCACCATTTAGATCAAAGGATATTGCTGATATCGTAGGCGGATATACTACTCAGAATTATTCGATTCCCTTGCGTTTTCCAGAAAAAACTGATATTGAAGTGAGAGGAACTGGTGACACTGGTTCAGTTATTTCATCTTCTTTTGATATTATACTAGTAGATAACTAAACGAGTTTGTGAATGATTATATCATATAGTAATGATTTTGTTTTAGTGAGAATACCAAAGACCGCATCGACTACATGTGTAGCGGGACTCTACGATATGGGTGCGGTTGTTGAGTCAGAAGGTGATCTATGTCCGGGCGTGGAAGCGTCTATGGAATATGAGTCCGAAGATTCGACTAGAAGTGGTGTTAACTGGGGAAGTTGGATTACTGGGGTCACTGAAATATTAGATCCCAATATGTACTGCCGCGAAGACCCTAGACACAGACAACTGTATAGACAACATGTCTGGCACACTGGGTTTCATAGGTTGGTTGAAGTTGGATTGGTGGATGAAGATATGCCTTGCGTATCAACAATCCGTCATCCTGTAGATAGGTTCTTATCTATCAATGCATTTCTGGGTAAACACACACGTGTGCCAGAACGCGATCCCAACAGTACGTGGGATCAATATAAAAACGGAGATGAAGTATTTGGAATGTGGGAGAACATGTTTCGATTACATCAAGACTACTATGTTCCCGAACATGCCACGTTATGGAACATAGAAAACCTTTACGATTGGATGAAAAGGTTTGCAAAAGAAAAAGGGTTAGTGTATAAAGAACCAATCTATTTTAAGAACAACAAGAAGTACAGGACAGTATCGTTGACTTCAGATAGAGAACAGGAAATCTTGGACCACTTTGAAAAAGATTTCTTGTTATGGGAACAGGCATTTAGAGAGTTTAACTAATGGAAGATTTTTTAGGGTTCATCACAGAACAGAAAAATACTCACATGACTCACATTGAGGACAGGGTTCTTTATGGTGGAGTCAAGGGTACACGTGAGGCCATCTTCGCACTTCGTAACATGCGAGATATGTTGGCGGGGAAGAAAGAAGGTAAGGTATCTGTGAAGTGGGACGGTGCACCCGCAATCTTTTGTGGCGAAGACCCCAATGACGGAAAGTTTTTTGTTGCGAAGAAAGGTATCTTTGCGAAGAACCCAAAAATCTATAAGACCGATGCTGAGATTGATGCTGACATGTCTGGTGACCTTGCAACCAAGATGAAGGCCGCCCTTCGGTATCTACCGGATCTGGGTATCACTGGAGTCATACAGGGAGACTTCCTATTTGGGCCAGGCGACATAACCACAAAAACTATTGATGGTACAACGTACAAGGTTTTCCATCCAAACACGATTGTCTATGCAGTTCCGGTTGGTCAAGCCGGTCCTATCATGTCTGCGAAGATTGGTATTGTGTGGCATACAACCTACACGGGGACTTCGTTTGAAAACATGAGAGCGTCCTACGGTGTGGACGTATCGAAGTTTAAAAAGTCTACCGCAGTTTGGTCTCAGGACGCAATGTTGCGTGATGTAACCAAGGCGACAATGACCGCCGAAGAGACCGAAGAGGTTAACGGATACCTAAGTACTGCGGGTTCGATATTCGCCAGTATCTCTGGTACTACCCTTCGACAACTGGAGGCAGATGAAGAACTCGCAAAGTTGATTGAACAGTACAACAACACTTTTGTTAGGAGGGGTGCAATCATTGGTGATACTACTCGACACACCAATGGACTGATCAAATGGATCAGGGATAAATTTAAGGCGGAGATGGCGAAGAGAAGTTCCGCACGTGGTAAGAAGACCCAACAGGATAAGTTAGATGCAATCATGAAGTTCTTCTCTGCAACGAATAAAACTAACCTAATAAAAATGTTCGAATTGCAAAAAGTCATTGTTTTAGCGAAACTAAAACTTATAAATAAACTTAATAGACTAAAGTCAATTGATACTTTTGTCCAAACTCGAAAGGGTTATCAAGTAACCGGAGAAGAAGGTTACGTGGCAATTGACCGTCTTGGTGGTGATGCGGTGAAATTGGTTGATCGTATGGAGTTCTCCTACAACAACTTTTCACCAGATGTTATTAAGGGATGGGATAAACCAACGAGGAATTAAACGATGGCGAAGCCATTAGGATTTAAACAATTCGTATCTACAGATACTACTATGTCTGGTGATGACGAACTCGCATATCAAGCGAAGAAACGTCGAGGACATATTCCTACAGGGAACACAGGTGAGGCAGTAGATATGCAGACCCGCCGCAAGATGGCGCGGGCGATGAAAAAGAATAAGGCGAAAATCGCAATGGGTCGTAAACGTGCGGCCCGCAAGATTGCAAATCAAGAAGTCCTTATGAAACGGGCCCGCAAGGCGGCACGTAACGCATTCGCAAAGAAAATCACAAAGAACCTTTCTAAGTCTGACTTGACCTATGCACGGCGTCAAGAGATTGAGAAGCGTCTAGATAAAATGAAACCAAAGATTGACAAACTTGCGAGAAAACTCCTACCCCAAATGAGGAAGAAGGAACTCGAAAGGAAGCGTGGCGGAAACAAAGATGATTAAGAATTTCTCACAATATCTGGTCGAAGAGGAACGTGAAGTTTATTTTACCTTTGGTAGAATGAACCCGCCTACTATCGGTCACGGTAAAGTGATGGATACCCTTGCAACCAAATCAGGCAAGGCAGACTACAAGGTATATCTGTCTCAGGTGTCCAATCCAAAGAAAGACCCCCTCTCATATTCAGACAAAGTTAAACACGTCCGTAAGATGTTTCCTACACACGCACGTAGTGTTATGATCGACAAGAACGTTAAGAACGTATTCGACGTTGCCTCTAGACTTTACGATCAGGGATACAAGAAGGTTACGATGGTTGTCGGTGATGACCGTGTGCGTGAGTTCGAAGTACTCCTGAACAAGTACAATGGTACGAAGGCGCGTCACGGGTTCTACAACTTCCAGTCAATCAGAGTTGTGTCTGCGGGTAAACGCGATCCGGATGCGGAAGGTGTGGAAGGTATGTCCGCATCGAAACAGCGTGAGAACGCATCCAAGAACGATTTCGTTACCTTCGCACAAGGCGTACCCAAGTCCATGTCTAACAAGGACGCACGTAAACTATTCAATGACGTGCGTAAGGGTATGGGTCTCAAAGAAGAGCGTTCGTTCAAGAACCATGTTGAACTCGTTCCTGTTTCCGAAACAAGAGAACAGTATGTTCAGGGAGAACTATATGGTATCGGCGATCAAGTCGTTATCAAAGAAACTGATGAAGTGGGTACAGTCTCAATGCTCGGGGCCAATTATGTTATCGTCGAACGCACAGATGGCACTCGACTACGCAAATGGTTGGATGCAGTCGAACTCGTCGAAAAAGGATCAGGAAAGAATCAAGACCCTGACATTAAAGACAGAGAGGGAACCCAACCCGCAAGGTATCACGCAGGACTAGAAAAGTCCACCAAGGCGAAAAGAGACGCACACTTCAAGAAACACGGTAAGAAAGACGATGATGATGCTTCTGCCTACAAACCCGCGCCTGGCGATAAGACCGCCAAGACTAAACCTTCTAAGTACACCAAGGCGTTCAAGGACATGTACGATGAAGATTCTTGGGACAGGTACAAAAAGGATCTGGATGAGATGCCACGTTGGATGATAGACGCTATTGGTGATAAGGTTAATCCAAAAACTTACAAGGCCGCTCTAGATACTCTCAAAGACGTTGTGACTCGTAAGAAGAAAGAGTCTGGTGGTAAACTCAGACATGACGTTGGGTATTATGCCGCCACTATTGGAAGACAATACAATGGTGTTGATGCGAGAGTGTTGGCGCGCCTCTACAAGAAATCTGTTACCGAAGTCGCCGCACCTCGTGGGTCAGATCCAGTAGTTATTGCGAAGGCGAGGATCCGTAGAGAGAAGGATGCAGATCGTAAGAAACACGATAGACTTCTCGACACCGCAAGGTCCGCAAAAGCCCGTGCATCTAATGCAAACCGTAGTGCAAGAACACAGTCTAAGAACAGGAACACACAATGAGACGTTACTCTCTTTGGGATAGTTTAGGTAGTTTGGAAGAAGGTCCGGATGGTATCGCCGCGAAGGCGAAGAAGTCTGGTATCTCTCCTAAAACACTTAAGAAAGTTTATAATCGTGGGGTTGCCGCATGGAAGACCGGACACCGGCCTGGGACAACACCGCAACAGTGGGGGATGGCGCGAGTGAATGCGTTCATCGTTAAAAAGAAAAAGGGCACATTAAATCACGATAAGGATCTCGCATGATTAATTTTAAAGAGTTGCGGGAGAAGACTCTGACCCCCGCAGAGAAAAAGAAAAGAGAAGAGATTGCGAAGGCAATTGAGAAAGACGATCCTAAGATGTCGATGGACAAGAAGATGGCCATCGCTACTGCGACTGCGAAAAGAGTTGCAGAGGGTTTCACTCCTAAAGAAATCAAGATGGCAATCGGTGTTGCATCTGATAAACGATATGCGGGTGGTAACTACTCTGGTGCGGTCAAGGCAATCGAAAAGATCAAGAAGGGTCTATCTAAACATAGTCAAGTAGCGGCAGTTCTCCGAAGACAGAATGAGTCAACAGAACTTGTTTCTGAAGCGGTAGACTACTTCAAGGTCGCAAAGGCATTCGATGACTATGCAAAGAAGCATGGTGGTATCGACAAGAAGGACTTCATGAAGGTCGGTCAGTTTGTACGTCAACTTGGTAAAGAGTCGGACGTGAACAAACAGGACAAAACGTTCGTAGCGATGAAGAAGTTTATTGGTGCAATGGACACTGACCCCCGTGATGGCGTAATCCAAATCTTGCAGAAGCATGGTATGTGGAAGGGTGGTCGGATCATGCGTGAAGAAAAGGAAGGTATTTCTTTCTTTTCGTTGAGAGAAAAGAGAGATGCTGGTAAGTCTGCGACTGGGTATGACATTTATCACGATACGTATTCTGCGGCAATGCAACATGCATATGCACACGCCAAGAAGAAACATGGTGTGACCGTTCGTCCTAGTGAGATCGACGATAAGGTCGCAACCGGACCTAAGAAACCGTCCACTGGTAAGACCGTAAAACATATTCTCAAAACAGACTCTAAGAAAAACCTTCACGTTCAGGTGTACAACACTGGTCGTAAGTACGAGTTGAATATGTACGTTGAGTCAGTAGAACTCAACGAGGCGGTTGCGATGCCTCGCAAACAGTTTGATACTCTGAGGAAGGGTGACAAGGTTACTATCACTTATGACTCATCGATCCGTAAGGGTACAACTACAACCTTCGTTGTGAAGGGTAAGTCACGTAGTGCCAAGTACAACGTAGATAAGGTCACCATGCACCCCGAAGGTAAACCATCCGGAATGAAGTATTACCTCTACAGTAGAGATGGTAAGGACGCAACACTTGCACTGGGTGACATGGGTGCAACCATGACTAAGATTGTCAAGGAGGCGGTATCACCCGCACAACAGGCAGCGATTGCAATCTCTAAGAAAGAGAAGGGTGAGAAACCCGTGAAAGAAGAGAAGGTCGAATGTCCTAAGTGTAAGGGTGATGGTTGTTCTCATTGTGATAACAAGGGTTATCACGTCGAGAGTGCACGTTCTATGGCGATGCGAGATATCTCTAGAGACAAAGACTTCCAAGACAAAGATGATGAGAAGGATGTCAAGGCAACCGATGATGACCGCAAGGCCGCAGACAAGAATATCATCATGCAGATCCGTAGAGTCTCAGATCTACCAAAGGGTGGGACTCTAGAATTCAAGGACGGTAAGAAGGTGAAGATTAGTCAGAAAATTGCAAAACAAATCTCTGACAAGTTCAACAGTATACGCAAACCGCAGGACAAGAAGAAGTTCCAAGACATGGCGCAGACTTCCATGAACGGACTCAAACAGGCACTAAGGATCCGATAATGAACACCATCGATCAGATCAAAGACATCGTAAAGACCAAAGGCGCCAAGAAGGTAGATGGAGTCATGATTGATCTATTTACCGCATCTGCAATTTCTCAGATTTATGACAAGGTGAACGATGCCAATAAACAAAAGATGCAGAAGATGAAGGCGACTCAACTCGCCAACGCTGCATACAAGATTATGCAGAGAAAGTAATGAAGACATTCAACGAACATTGCGAGTGTGGTTCTCACTCCGATCTTGTAGAGAACAATATATACAGAGTTGGTTCTGAGATGTACTTCGCATACTGGAGAGACATCCGCGAACAGTGGAAGAAGGGCGAGGTCACAGTCAACCCATCTGAGGTGGACATTATGGAATCTGACCTTGGTAATTTTGGAGTGTATGATGGCCAGAACGTTGCGTTGGACTGTATCTTCGAAGAGGGGGATAAGAAGACCCCCGAACTTAACAAACCAAAGGCGGGGGGCCCGAAGAAGTACTACGTCTACGTTAAAGACCCTTCGACGGGAAATATCAAGAAGGTATCTTGGGGTGACACTACAGGACTCAAGGTCAAGTTGAATGACCCCGCTGCACGTAAATCATTCGCTGCGCGACACAAGTGTGCACAACAAAACGATAAGACGAAGGCCGCCTACTGGGCATGTCGCCTTCCCCGTTATGCAAAACAATTGGGGTTGAGTGGTGGCGGATCGTTCTTCTGGTAAACCCTACGTAGATTTCAAGATGATGAACGGAGACACCCTTCGTTTATTTCGAAAGGAAATATGTGAGGAAGATTTAATTTGGCATCGTGATCTGCATGATCGTGATGTTAAAGTAGAAGACTGTGTTGGATGGAAATTCCAACTGGACAACGAGTTACCTGTCGATTTAAATATCGGCGACAGGTTTAGGATTCCAAAGATGACCTATCATCGTGTTATAAAAGGTGATAGTGACCTTCTTTTGAGAATAAGAGATATATAAATAGATGTAGCAACTAACGTTTATTTCTATGGGGCGAACATGGCAACACGAATAACACAATCTCAACGGTTAGACCGCATTGAAGACAAGATTGATAAACTGTCTGATGCGATGATTTCTATTGCGAGAGCGGAAGAGAAGTTGATTGCAATAGAGAATAACAATCACGCTAACTACGATAGGATGAATCGATTCTCTCAGAAGTTAGATGAGTTAACCGTTAAGGTTGATGACAACGCTCGCACTGTCACGATTGTCAATAGGGTTGCGTTAGTTATCGGTACTGCGATAGTAGGTGCCATTATTAAATTTTTCTGGTTCATGTAACGGAGACTACCATGAGAACTGAAGACATTAAAAGACTGGCAGAGGCATGGCAAGAAGTTGTCTCTGAAAAGAAATTAGATCCAGTCGATGACAAAGAGAACGATAAAAAGTTCAAAGATCGTAAGGACAAAGACATCGACAATGATGGCGATGTGGATGATTCTGACGAATACCTTCACAAGAGACGCGCCGCTACCGACGATGCAATTGATGCACGTGACGGTAAGAAGGACGATGATGAGGGTGATGAGAAAGAAGACCCCAAGAAGAAAAAGAAGGTCGCAGGGAATGACGGTGAGAAGACTGCCGAGATTTCTAAGATCGGTGAGAAGAAACACACCGTAAAGAAAGAAGACGTTGATGTATTGATCGACGCCCTCGAAGAAGCGTCCAAGAAAGATCAGACTAAAGGTGCAACCGAACCCGAAGGTATCATGGATAAGGAATCACCCAAGTCCAAAGAGTTCGCTGACAAACATAAAGTCGATGTTAAGAAACATGACGATCTGGAGAAGATTGTCCCTAACCCCAAAGTAAAGGTTAAGGAAGACAATCGTTCGTATCAACAGAAGATCATGGACATCCTGAATGGGAAGTCTTGGTCTGAGATCGCACAAGAAGTAGATCAAGTCGAGGATTAAAAATGGTGTCACCTCCTAACTGGTGCCGAAATGCGGTGCCTACTACTCGTGGTTGGATTGATCCTACTACTGGGGAACTTTTGAAATCACAACGTATGACTCTGGGTGAGATTGAAGATTATCTGGGTCAACGTACTGGTCCGGTTGTAACGGAACAGGTGGTTCATGAGGAACCTCAGATGTTGCATGAGGCGCCTGTGGGTAACAAGTCTCTTGAAGACATGACCAAGGCAGAACTACTCGCACTGGGAGAACAAACCGGAGTACAAGTAAGTAAGTGGGAATCTAAATCTGTGTTGATTGAAAAGTTGTTGTAACCCCTATATAAGGGATAGAATTAATTTATCCCACACAGGTATATTATGGATTTAGAACTTACACCGAACAATGTTGTTTTGTATGCAGCGAAGAACTACTATACTCCGAACTGCATTGACAGTGAACAGTTCTTCGAAGACCTGAAACGGTTCAAATATGTTAAACGTCTCCTGAACCGTTACAGAGACTCCGGAGAACTCTCAGAGAGATTGATCTTGAATCATCTCATTGTAATCTTTAATGTGTTCGGGATAAGTGCCGGACTGAAGATATTAGAATTAAAAATCGACGAGGAACATTGGCCTGCACTCAAACCTTTTCTAATTTTCCTTAAGTCGATTGACTACGATGGTTATCCAGACGTTATAATGGATGACCTCGCAGTACAAAGGTTAAGAGAAATTAAGAGGATCACATAATGGGAATTCTAAAAAGTGCTGCCGATCTGGTCTACACGATTAGATTCCTAAAACTCCTTGTAACCAAGTGGGAAGATACTGGTGCATACAAGGCGGGTATTATCAACTCAGACGGTTCTCGTAACAAAGATTTCAACACAAATTCTATGGACGATAGGAAAGCGTATGAGGAACATTATACGATGTTCCATCGTCTTGTCTACAACATCAAAAGACTTATGACCAAAGTTCCTGGCGGACAATCCGTGGTTGCACGGTATGGTGCCGCACTTCTATTGATCAAGGAACATGGTGAACTGTCTGATGATCAGATTGAAAAGATACACAAGGAGACTGGAATAGACATCCTTGATGTACTCTCTGAGGAAACTCAGTGGTTCATGATTGAAGGGGATCACCTCTCGCCTGGCGTGTATAGAATGAAGAACGATAGTATGACCTGTTTGGGTCATGAGTCCGTTGAACGTGGAGACCAGATAAGAGTCGAAGAGGAGTGCAATGGTCCCATAGATGAAATTCTTGGTTTGAAAATATATCAGGCTACACATCTTAAAACTCGTCAACGCATATATATTTCTACCGGAGAAATTCTTAGATGAGATCGTTCAATAAATTCCTAGAAGATATGACCAGTACCGCCTCTGTTGTAGGGACTGGTGACGATTCGTCTACTGTTATTGTCCGGAAAAAAAAGAAACGTAAGGATGCTACTGAGATCCTGAGACGTTTCAAGAGGGAATATAAGGAGACGAAGAATGACACACAGAAATCTAACTAGACTCAAACTAACTCTTGACAGATCCCTCTCCCCTTTGATATAATTCTCCGTCTCTTGGAGAAATTATGTCAAAACCTATCAACCTAGACTTCGGCAACAAACTCGTTATCTTCGATGGTGACGAAGATTTGTCGTGGGTCTATGAGATCCAAGAAAACTCAGATAGAAACAAATTGGTCTACGTGGCGAGACGTGGGACAAAGGATAGATATCTCTACCCCGATAGATTCTTGGTGGAGAATTATGATGTTGACATGGAGGCGCACTTCATGTATAATGATAAGTTCAACGAGGAAGACCGAACCGAATATCTTATCGAAAAGGCCCTAGCGTTTGTGAACGAGGGTCGAAGACTCTTTATAGAAGACTATGCGTTTAGTAGACCTCTAGAATTTTTTGACTATACTAAACGATAACTGGACAGAAAACATGACATTGAAAATTGATAAAAAGAGGGATGACCTACTGGCAGATTATGCAGTAGGTATGTTGAAAGACTTTTACCTTAACAGTTACGAGACATCACCACAGGAGGCGTATGGACGAGCAGCTACCGCATGGTCAACCTATAAAGAAGAGTTGGATGAAGAACTGGCCCAACGCCTCTACGATTATGTCAGTAATAAGTGGTTCATGTTTGCAAGTCCTGTTCTATCTAATGCACCAAACGGTCACGGCAAGGGAAAAGGTATGCCAATATCATGTTTCCTTACTTACGTACCCGACACACTTGAAGGTCTTATCGATCATAGTTCTGAGTTGCGTTGGCTTAGTGTCTATGGTGGTGGTGTGGGAGGTCATTGGTCTGATGTCCGAACAGTTTCCGACATTGCGCCAGGCCCTATCCCGTTCCTACACACTGTAGATGCGGATATGATTGCGTATCGACAGGGTAAGACTCGTAAGGGTTCTTACGCTGCGTACATGGATGTTTCTCATCCGGACATTGTAGAGTTCCTTAACATGCGTATCCCAACGGGAGACGTTCAACGTAAGGCGTTAAACCTACACAACGCAATCAATATCACCAACGAGTTTATGCAGGCAGTAATGGACAACACTTCGTTTGATCTGCGAGATCCCAAAGACGGTGGTGTCAAAGAGACCATCAATGCACGTAAACTTTGGGAACGAATTTTAGAAGTGAGGTTCCGTACAGGTGAACCGTACCTCAATTTCATTGATACCGCAAACGATGCACTACCACAAAACCTGAAGGATCTGGGACTCAAGATTCATGGATCGAATCTTTGTAACGAGATTCACCTACCTACTGGACCGGATCGAACGGCGGTGTGTTGTCTGTCCAGTCTAAACTTGGAGTACTATGATGAATGGAAAGATACAACGATTGTGCGTGATCTTGTCACTATGCTTGATAACGTCTTGCAGTACTTTATCGACAGCGCACCCGACACAATCACCCGCGCAAAGTACAGTGCAGAAAGAGAAAGATCAATCGGACTGGGAGCGATGGGGTTTCACTCTCTGTTACAGAAACACGGTGTGGCTTGGGAATCAGCTCGGGCAAAGGAAATTAATGAAGTTGTGTTCAACCACATCAAAACAGAAGCCACTACCCAATCCAGACACCTTGCTGGATTGCGAGGTGAATATCCTGACGGAGAGGGGAGTGGATTGCGATTCGCGCATTTACTCGCCATCGCGCCAAACGCATCTTCCGGAGTTGTACTTTCAACCAGTCCGTCCATTGAGCCCCTGAAGGCGAACGCATACACGCATCGTACCCGAGCGGGAAGTTTTTTGGTGAAGAACAAGTATCTT